AAAATCACACAAAGCTATTTAAAAAAGGCTTTATTAAACGTTTTTAAGCACAATCTTTATCTATAAGCATAAAAAACCCCTAATTTCTGATAAAAACCCTCTAAAAGTAGACATTAAAAAAGAGGGGTAAAAACCCCTCTCTAAGTGTATGTAATAGGTGTTATGCAAAGACATAACCAGAAACAAAATCTTCAGTCTTGAAGATATTTTGTCCATTAATCTTACCTACAAACTTTCTCACATACCAAGCGAAATCTTTCTGAAAGACTCCTTCACCATCAATACAAAATTCAGAGCAAAGTGCATTAAGTCTTGATTTTGTAGTGGTTGATTGATAACCACCATCAAAGATTTCCATGTCATTATCAGAAACAATGGCAATCAGATTGTCATGCAAATAGACAGTAGAAGTACCATATTCTTCAGAGTAATGAACAGAAGTGTTACCAGACTTCCAGTTAGTTTCAGACTTGATTGCTTGAATCATTTGTTGTTCGATTTTACGCATGTTTTGTGAGTTGATTGATTGCTTACACTACTGGGACACTTTACAAGCTACAGTAGTGATTAGTTTTGTTGTTGATACTTTTCCAGAACTTCGCGGCGTTCGTTGATAATCTCGGACATGTTAGAATCTAACAATTGAATGCCAAGATTAGCACCAAGAATAACAAAGAGGGCAACTAAAAAGATTCTCATTGTTTCTTAAAATACTCTCCAATTGACATGGACATTTTAATCAATTTGCGATGAATAATGTTGACATCTTCTTCATCTAATTCATCAACTGGTTCAACTTCAATCCAATCCTCTAAATTGATTGATCCATCTTGATACATTGGGGTATAGAATAGTGTGCCTTCACTATCAATAGAATAGGCACAGTTTTTGGACAATTCTTGATAGATAATCATTTGGAATAAGAAGTTGCAAGTTTGATGATTTGATCATCTTTGACAATATGATTCGGACCAGATTTAGTCTCGAATTGGTGATAAACTGCATCAGGAGATTCGCCCTCCCATGACATCCAATCAGTCAAAGATGAACACATCTCCCTAACAGTTTTAGCACCACGATAAGTGGCATCATATTTTTCTTCAAGCACAGAAAGTGCATAACGGAATGTCATTTTGTTTTTCATAGTGTTGTTCATACTACTGGGACACTTTAGAGGCTACAGTTACTCTACCTCTACCAGTTCTTGTTGTTGTTGCAGTTGTTGTTTTCATCAAATCAGAGACTGTACTTTTACAACTTCAGGTGCTGTATCATCTACCTGAATTGTGATAATGTGAAAGTGAGGATTGAGACGCTTACATGTAGCAATAGCATCCTCTCTTGTCTCAGCAATGTAACTCAGAATGTCATACTGTTGATGACCATTAGGGCGGATAAATTCGCCGTAGAGATTGAACTTAGTTTCTTGCATAATTTAACTCAGTTGTAAGGAAAAAAGCAGGATTGAGTGGAATCAGTTTCGTAAGGAATGGTAAAATCCTCACCAAACATTTCATAGTAAAACTCACTGAAGATAGCAAAATCATCAGGGGTTTCGTTGTTCCAGATTTTCAGGATTTCGTCGTAAGTGTTTCTCATACTACTGGGACACTTTACAAGCTACAGTTAGGATTACCATCGTTGAGAATCACATTTTTCAGCATCCCAACGGTTACGATAGTATTCTTTTCGGTCATAATCTTCCGCAGTCATATAATCATCGTGCTCACAATCTGTTTCATAGTAAGCATCAAACTTTGACCAGGAATTACCATTACAAAATGATGTAATCATTTGCCAACTCCATAATCAGGTGCAGAAGCTTCTAACTCACTAATGTTACTTTCCTCTAACAAATCTGGATAGTATTCTTCTACTTCTGCAATCAATTCTTCAACCGAATACTTATCATAACTCTCACTCATGTTGTCATAAAGAATTGCCATCATTGTTTTGATGTCCATGTCATCCAAGATTTGGTTAATCATAGCATCTTGGAGTGCATCACGATCGATAATGTTGTCAGTCATTTCAGTCAGTTAAGTGCGAAAGTTTTCTCAGTGAGGACATCATAATCCTCAGTCATCTTCACATAATTCCATTCACTTTCATCCTCACCTTCTTGATAGATGTGAATGAAACCTTCAGAATCTGTCTTGACATAAGCATCATCGAAGTTCTCAGAATCGAACTTGTAACCAGATGCAATCAGTGCTTCAGTAAATGTCATTTTTGTGTGAATATAGGATTTGATAAGTGACATTCAGCACGCCATTCCGAGAGCACCTTGTAACTGGGGAATCTCATTGAAACCAGTTACATTGTAACCATAACCTTCGACGCGAGAATCTACCTCACGCTGAAAGTCTTTCTTGCTGATAAGAGACTTAGATTGAGTCGAACCCATGAAAGTAAGAATCTTAATCATGCGGGACTCGTTGATAGTTCCATCGTTAAATTTGACAGGATAGAAGTCAACAACCATGTTGCCATCTTTGGAAGTGAGTTGCATTTAGAAAAAAAGCGATTGAACTTACTACTAGGACACTTTACAAGCTACAGTAAGCATAACTCATGCCACTGATGCCATCTCCATATAGCAATTAAGTGTGGCATACTTAACATCACCACCAGAATTTTTTAGTCCGATGAATGAAACTTCACCGTTGAAGCACTTAACATCAGCAACGCTATATTGGTTGCCATTGTTGTCTTCAACCTTGTAACCTTTGATCTGCTTTAGGATAGCAGCGGCACGGATGTTGTCAGGAGTGTTTCTCATACAACTAGGACACTTTACAAGCTACAGTTAGTCACCCTTTCTAATTTGTGATACAATGTCACTCAAATTGTCGATTGCATCATTCATCGCACTGCGAGAATAACCAGCAGCAAAGGGATACTGAAGTTCATAATTCTTCTCCCTTTCTTCATAACTTGCATTTTGAACAGAATAACAAACATTCACGGCATTTGTTAGTCGGTCGATGATAGAAATTAGTTGGTCGTCAATGTTCATAATTAAAAAATGTTAGTCCAGCGAGTGTGTTGTGCTTTGGTAATCTGTCCTGCATGTAACATGTTATCACACACATTAGCAAAAACTTGAAACTTCTCCTCTCGGGAGAGTTTATGTTGAGCAGCAGTTTGTGCAATCACCTTGAGAACTTGTGCTTTTGATTGAATCATAATCAAAGATAAAGAAAGGAACCGTAAGCATCACAAATATGAGGATTATCTGCTAACTGTGTGATAAGATAGCGGACACCTTTGGCAGGTGCTTTGTATGATGCTGGTTTGTAACATTCACCAGAGTTCTTATCAACGAACATCCAGCAGCTTCGTCCTCTGATTCTTCCTTCATCACCGACAAGATAAGACCAAACTTTGATATATTTACGACCAATCTCCATCTCAAGTTGAGTATAGGTAACACGATTAGACTCAATCGCATTAACTTTCCACTCATTGTTCAGCACTTCGATGAGTGCTTCAGTCAAGAATTGTGGTTTGGTTTGAGTTTCGATCATTTGAGTTGTGTTCATACTACTGGGACACTTTACAAGCTACAGTAAGCATTACCAGGTTTTTTCCATGATAAAATTGGCACGGGAAAACTCTTCACGGTCAACAACTTTGAACATGCCAAACTTGTTTGTGATAACATAACCCTCATGCAACGATTGTTCATCACCAATCTGACACACAATGTCATCATCTTCAGAGATAAAGCAGAACAAATCATCCTTGATTGATGATACCAACTTCCACAATCGAATCAGGTTGACATCACAATCACATTTTTCTGCAATCAAATCTTCAAGGATGGGAACATCTTCACGAATGCAGGTGTTTATTGCTTTTTTGATTTTTGTTGCTTTGGCAGGAGTTACAAACTCACATAGAGTAGACATTTGCTTGGCAAACTTACAAACATCTGCCAAATCCTCACGGTAAGGATCAATGCTAACATCAGGTTGCACAAACAAACATTCAGAAGTGCTGATGAGTTTGCTAGTCAAAGGAGATGCAATCGCATTGCGAAGATCACTCTTTGCCTTGTAGATTGTGTGGGGTGCAACAATAATATCCTGAGCAATTATTTCAGGAAAGATGTAAGTAATCGTGTTGGGGCGATAAGTATCACTACCACCAAACCCCAGAAAATCACCTTGAACGATAGAAGCTGTACGAGGAAGGCAATCAAAAGCAGCGTGCAAAATACGCGCAACTTTACCCTCATGGTTTTGGTCAATTTCTTCATGAGAATGATTGATCTTGATTTTTACTTTGTTGAACACAGATTTAGTGCCAACGAAGAATTTACCATTGGCAGGATTAGTGCCCCAAACTATTGCTGGACTTCCATCAATTTTTGTGCTGATGATAGAATCTTCTTCAGAGAACCAATCAAGCACACTGAGATCACCCGTCAAGATTGCGTCTTCTGGATGTTCCAAATGAGTATTTTTCACAGGTGCGGTTGCTTTCATACAACTAGGACACTTTAGAGGCTACAGTTATACTAAATAAAGTAGACGGGCACCATCTACCTTATGAACATAGCAGAAAGAAATAACATTGTCTATGAAAATCCCCCATTCATTAAAGATATGAATGAATGGATTAGACTCGCTGGCAATGAAGCAAGACGCAGACATAGCAGGGCAAGA